CCATTTAAAGAAGCACCATTTAAAGAAGCACGATTTAAAGAAGCACGATTTAAAGAAGCACCATTTAAATAAGCACCATCTAAACAAGCACGATTTAAAGAAGCACCATCTAAACAAGCACGATTTAAAGAAGCACCATTTAAAGAAGCATTATCTAAACAAGCACGATTTAAAATTGCTTTTTCTAATGTTTTTCTTACTGTGTTATTTTCGCAATCGTATTCGAATAATAATTTACCAAAAATGCTTTTAATTTCAATTTTCATAATATTTGTTTTTTGTTGTTGTTTTGTTTAGCAAATATCGTAATTAAATTTTATTACACAAAATTATTTCAATATTTTTTCTAAAAAATACGCATTATTTTTTGTTCCAAAATTAATCCACTCATTTACAGCGTCTTTATAAATACTATCAATAAACCAATAAAGCCTATATTTTTCAAAACCTTTGAACTTTAAACCATTTTTAAAGGTGTGTTCTAATCGGTTTGGATTGTTTTCTTTAAATAATTCTATTTTGTCTTTCAATTTCATTTTAGTATATTTTAAAACGGATGAATTCCTCTCCTTTTTTTACGATTGTTTTAAACGTGTGTAACTCATATATGAATCGGTCATCTACTTTATACTTTCTTACCAAGCAATCTATAAAAGTTTTAACGCAGTTATCAATGTCACTCGCCCTAGAACTAAATCCAAATTCCAAAGCAAGTTTTATGTTTGTTTCATCAGGTATCTCGATTTTATTCGGAAGTAATCGTAAGCACTGAACTATGAAAATATCATATTCTTTAGTTCTAAATTTACGACCTTTAAAAGCGTTATTAATCGACATCGGTTTAATCTGTAGTTTTATATCCATAATTAAAAAGGTACTTCATTATCGTCGTTATAACATTCGTACATATCAAAAGCTTCTTCAAGTGTAGCGTTTATTTGTTTTGGTTCGTCTATTTCGTTTTGCGTTCCGTTTCTGACCTTATCTAAGTACGTGAATGGACTAACCCCATTAAAATAATATCTTTGCTCTCGTACGTTAAAAGTAATTTGGTCGATATTTTGCGGGATTCCGACTAACTTTTGTTTTTTAATCTTTTGACTCCCAAATATAACTTCAGGGTCTTTAAAATCTAAGGCTCTATTTGGTCTCCATATGTACAAAACATTGTCAGCTTTATCGGCAAAAGTACCACCTCCTTTAATTTTATTTAGTTCTGGTCTAAAATAACGACCTCCATCTTTTTCGTTTTTCATTGGCGTAACCTGGTGCGCTACTAAATTAACACTAACCTCATTTTCTGTAGCAAATCGTTTAAGTTGAGTCATAAATTTAGAAATATACAAATCTTCTCTCTCTCCTGCGCTTGTTAAATGTTCGATTGTGTTATATGGATCAATTACCAAAGTTCTAACACCGTGCTTTTTTACTAAATATTTAGCCTTGTCAAAAATTGTCTGCAGTTTAAAATCTTTTTCGGGATATATCACAAAAAAATAATCTTTTATAAAATTCATTCCTTGCTTATATTCCGCCTCACTCATATAATTATTTGAGTAAAATGGGTCACATGATTTACCTATATAAGTTTCTATTAAATCGTTATAAAAGTCATCTAAAGGGAAGTTTTCAGGACTAAAAACAGCAACCTTTACACCTGAAATTATCGCACGAATTAAACACAATTGATTTAAGAATAAAGATTTACCCTCGTTTTGGTAGCCAGTCCATAAATTAACCTCTCCCGCTCTCCAAGTCCAGGCTTTGTCTATTTCTTGTATTCCTGTAGTTTCCCCTCTATTTTGTCCGTTTCTATAGCTGTTTAGCATTGAACTTGAAACGTCTGCAATAGTAAAAATACCATCAATTTTAACGTCTTTTGCGCTTTTTACCGTATTAGCTAAAGAATCTTTACCGTACTTAATTAGATAATCGTTAGCGTCTTTACAATCGCCAAAGTTTATTATTTTACATTTTTCCGCTCCAAATCTTCGAATCAATTCCTTTTGACCTTTTTGCCCTGCTTCGTCATTATCTACAGCAATGTAAATCGTTTCTTTACCCTCAAAATAATTGTAATAGTTATCAATATAATCGAGATTTAATTCGCCTTTTAAATTAAAACCATTTGGAACGGAAACTACGTTTTTAACTCCTGCGGTATAATAAGCCAATACATCAAATTCGCCCTCAACAATTACGCACTCGTTTTCAGTTGCGATATTATCTAAATTATAAAATATCTTCTCAGCATCCTTGTATAATTTAAAATTCTTTTTTGCATCTCGATATTTTACGTTTATCAATTCGCCATTAAAATAATAATCAAAACAAATACAATTTTCTTCTTTTTTTGTTTGTGGCATCCATTCTTTTGCCTCTCTAACTTTTAACGCTTTTAAGGCGCTTAAATCTATGTTCCTAATATTACATATATAATTTATGAATTTATCGCTGTATTGTCTTGTATTTGCTTTTAAAATAGGTCTTACATATTGTTTTATATTTTCTTTACGTTTGAAAGTATGTAATTGTATTTTTTCTCCGCAATGATTGCACAAACCTAAACCTGTATCCCAAAAAACAGAAAGACATTTATCTTTACTCTTTTTTCTGTCTGCTGAACATACAGGGCAAGTGTGAGTTTTCGCTCCGTTAGGTATTCCGTGAATATTATAATTTTCTATCTCGAAACCATTAATAAAATTTTCCATTGTGCTTAAATTTGATTTGTTTTACCAAAAGGTTTATCAGGTGTTGGGGAGTATTCTGTTTTTTCAATATCATTCCAGCATTTACCATTTAACCAGGATAAAGGATTTTTTCTATATTTTGGATCAGGGGTCGAAAGTACATAATCTGAAACAACCTCCAAAATTTTTTCAATATCTTTTTTTGGTAATTTTATAAATTTGTCTTTACATCTTTTTGAATCAACTTTTTTATCGTAAAGATTCCAAAATTTTAAAAAATCATTTTCAAGCGATAGCGATATTTGAGTATTGTTATTGGTTATTGGTTTTATGGTTATTGGTTTATCTATACTACAAATGCTTTCACTCGTGCTTTCACTTTGCTTTGTTACGTGCGTTACTATTGCTTTATCAAGTGCTTTATCAAGTGCTTTATTAAAATTTGATAGTGCAATTATATTAGCTGAATATTGATTTTTGCTTCTTTGAATCATTTTTATAAAACCCCAATCAACTAAATCGTTTAAAGTTTTTACATAAGTATTATAAGATTTTATACCTATTGCATCTTTAGCCATTTCAGTTGGAAAACCAAATTTTTCTCTCCATCCTAATCTATTACAATGTTCAATTGCAAAAAAATATAAAGCTGAATGGTTAGGACTTATTTTTTCAGGATTTTCAAAACTCCAATCAAACCATTTTCGAGATAATTCGTAACTATTCATTAAAAACCTCGCTTTCTTCTTCTATAAATTTACCACATATTTGTAGGTGTTTATGGTAAGGATTTAAATATAAAAACCTGCAACTTTCTTCATCAAAAAAAATAGTTCTTGGTTTTTTAAATTTAATATAAGATTCTACTTGTTTTGAAGTTACAAGTATTTGATAAGCTACATAATCAAATCTCGGTAGCGTTTTTACTCTTTCCAGAGTTTCTTTTGAAATGGTTTTATTTTCCATATAATAAATAAAAATGCCCTATGAATTGGAAGTAGAGTTCCGCATCATAAGGCTTTTAAAAAAATTTCTTTAATTGTATTAATGCTCTACCAATAACACAGCTACAAATATAATACTTTTTTTGAATAAAAAACAAAAAGATATAAAAAAACCGCTAAATTTCTTCAGCGGCTAAAACAAAACGTGTAAATTTACTAAATTAAAATAGTTTTTGTTGTGAAACGTGGTTATTAATTCTTTGCATTGCTTTATCAAAATATTCCTTATCTAATTCACACGCAGTTAAATTGAATCCGTAATCATGACAAGCGATAGCTATACTTCCAGAACCTAAATGTGTATCAAGTATTTTATCGCCTTGTTGTGTTTTACAATATTCAAACATATATTTATAAACATAAATAGGTTTTTGTGTTGGATGAAAACGTTCTAAATCTGTACTTGATTTTTTCATTATTTTAGCAGGTTTATCAAAAGAAGTCCAAACTAACTCACAAGCTGATAAAGTTGGCATAGCTTGATTTTTATCCCAACAAACAAAACCTCTTGTATTAGGTAAATATTCAAAAAAATAGTTAGCGCCAAACACAACTTGATTTTTAGAAACTCTAAATAATTCTTTCCAATATTCGGCAGTAGGTAAAATATCCCAATCTTTATCTCTATACAAAGAAGCCATCGGAGTGTCTTTTAGTTTGCCACCACCATCTGAAAGTCTATTCCCTAAACCATAAGGCGGGTCAACAATAGCCAAATCAAAATAGTTGTCAGGGTAACGTGACATTAATTCCATATTGTCCTAGTTTGTAATATTTAACATATTAAGTCTTTTAAATATACTGGCACAAACCCCTCAGGTTTCAATATTTTTCCATCAGGATCTAATAATACTTTACCATTTGGAAACTTACTCATATTGTTTAAATGAACTCTACGAAATGCTTCCGAAAATATATCCTGCATTCCGTGAAAGTTAATGCTCCCGTATAATACGTATGCCATATCCACCAAAGCATCAAGTATCTCTACTTTGTCATTATTATAACAAGCTCCAAGATATTCAAGGTTTTCCTCTTTCATTAGCTTGTATCTTAATTCGCAATCTTTAAAACTATTAATCGTTGGTAAATCGTTTACAATTTGTTTACCTATTGTCTGAAATTCTCTAACCTCGTTTAGCATACATTTCTATTATTTGTTCATTAGTAAAATAGTGTCCGTGATATAAAAAGCCGTCTTGTACTTTTACCAAGCGTGGCTCGTTTAAAATCCATTCTAATAAATTAGATATTTTTTTTGTTTTCATTTTCTTTTAATATTTTATGATAAATTTTATTAATTCTTTCTGAGTTGTGACCTCTATCGTAATAGTATTGTAATGCCTTTTTTATTCTATCTATTTTCTTCATATTCTTTTAACCATAATTCGATTACTAATATTGATTTTTTTAAATCACTTTCAAACTCCCCTTTTTTTTCTGAACGCTCCAGGCGCTTTACAATATCAAATAAATAAGGATTCCAATTTCGTTCCTGTGCAACTTTATAAAGTGTGCCTTTACTATTATCATAATGTTTAGGTGCTTCCATTACATATTTTCATTAAAGTTAATCCTTAAAATCGTATCTATTTTTTTAGTTATCTCTTGGAAGTAGGTACTTTTTTGTATAGTATAGGTATCGGCAACCTCATTATTTAAAAGTTCGCACATTTCTGTAATATCGTTTTTTAATTGAATCATTCTCGGAGCTGTTACTTTTAACTCATCTAAATTTTCCAATACTAATTGCATCAAACAATAAAATTTGTGCATATTCTTATTTTTACTTTTGCTCATTTTATTATAGTTTTTTTATTTCACACATAACTTCTTGCCAATAATCCATAGTTGAATGTACATCAGTATTAAAAGGATTGCTATGCGGATTTGATGTTATTATATAATTAACGGCTATTAAAGCGCTTTGTTTAGCTAATTCATTATAATAATTGTCATATTCAATATTATTTTTTTCATATATCAACCCAGCTTCTTTTTTTAAATCATTATTTCCCCATTCAATTAATTCTTGTAATTGTAAATATTTATCAAATACTTGTTTAGCAGTTTCTTTTGGTGTCATTTTGTTTTTTGTTTTTATTACCCCCTAAATTAATAGGGGGATTTTATTAATATTATTTATTAAAATGGTAGCCCATCGCCTTCATCTTCAACTGCAATTTCTTCTTCTTTTGAATCAGCTTTAAAGATTTTCCAAGCCTGTAATTTAGTAAAGTATTTACCGTTCCACTCGTTGCAACCTACATTAAAATCTACTTTTACCGATTGACCTACTTTGTTAAATTTAATAAAGTTTTCTACTTTCTCATCTCCGAAAATCTCAAAGCAATAAAGGTTGCTATATTGTTCGTCTGTTTTTAATATAAAACTTTGTTTTTTCCATTCCTTACCGTCTTTTGTAGTTCCTTTTTCTAACGGTAAAATGTTTTCGATAATTCCTGTTACTTCTAAAGCCATTGTTTGTTTATTTAAAGTGTTAATTAATAATTCTTTTCCATTTCAGCAGTTACGCTATATTTAGTCTTAATTTGCGCCATTGTTGCCCCTGTTGCTTTCGCTTTCGCTAATATTTCAGCAGTTGCCATTGGTTTTGATTGTACTGCCTTTTGTGCGTCGTCATCTTCCGAACCGATTCCGCAAATAGAACTCAAACTATATCTACGTGCATAAGTAACTCCAGAGCCATACGCCTGAGCATCATTTGTGTTTTTACAAAATATTTCTGCTAAAGATTCGAATACTTCGCCTGATTCGTGCATTAAAACAGTTTTTACAAAGTTTTTACCTTCGATATTAACTAATGGTTGTAAAAGTACAATTCCGTTATTATTTAATGCAGGAACTACTGCGGCTAAAACATCATTCAAATCTGCATATTTGTTTTTAAAGAAAGGATTAACGCTACCCTTTTTAGGTGCAATCATTTCTAATTGTGCTTTAACTAATGCGGATGCTATATTTTTCATAGTATTAAAATTTAAGGGTTATGCTTGACTTTCTTGGAGTAGTCGATACTTTAGGCACTTCATTGCCGTAAGCATCTAAAACATTTTGTTTTTGTGCTAATTTAAGCAATTCTACCCTTGCATCCAAATCACTTTTCAAAACATTGTAAATCTCGTCATCTGAGTAGTTCAAAGTATTACCTCCGTTTACTGGTGTAAATTCAATCCCTAAGACCGTTTGTTTTTCTTCAGCAATATGTTTTCTCGCTTCGGTCATTGCCGTGCTTATAACCTCGTTTAAACGTGCTAAATTAGCGATAAATTCCATTTTGTCAACGTTGCCATTATCTAATAAATCGGTAACCAATTTAATACCTACTTTTTGCGCTTCTTTTTTGGTAAAACTTGCGTCATACATTGTAACGAAATCCTGCGCTCTTAATTCTAAAAATGTTTCTGAACTTGCTCCCATAATTACATCATTTTTTCTATTATATCTAATACTCTATTTTTCATTGCGTGGTCGGTAGCTTTTAAAACTTCTAAAACTATCCAAAGGTCATTTACTATTTCATTTCTTTTTTCGTGAAATATATTTTCGTGACCGCTTTCATAAGCTTCTGTTAAATTATCCCAACCTGTTACAGTTTCGGCTTCTGTTTCGATTTGGTTAATCGGACTATTTGAGTCAAATAAACCGTTTTTGTAGTCGTCTAAATTCATTTTGTTTTTTGTTTTAGTGTTATGCTCTGTTTTTTTCTTCTTTGCTTAATGTGTCCCAAATATTTACAAAAATATCTACTGCTTCTTTTTTTGTTGAACATTGGAAAGTATCGCCTTCTCTTAAATCAATACAATTCCATACTATTTCGCCTAATTCATTTGCACATTTGAAAATGTTTCTGTTTATATATTCTTTTATTTGATATTGAGTTGTCATAATTTCTTTTGTTTTAGTGTTATTGTTTAGCAAAGATAGTAATTAAATTTAATTACGCAAGCCTTTTTAAATAATTATTTTTAAATTTTTCAAAAGTGCTATTTTTCATCTCGCTTTTGTTGTTAAAATATACATTCGCATTTTGTTTTTTTAATCCAATAACTCTACAAAACTCGGCTTTTGTCATATTAGATTTTTCGAATAGTTTAATAAATTTTTCGTTCATTTTGTTTAATTGTTTAAGGTTTATAATTTTCTAAATTCAATAACCTCTATTGATGAAGGATAGGCTATTAAAATTTTTTCTTCTTCATAGTAATCAGGATATTCTATTTTATATTTTCCTTTTTTTAATTTTGTTATTATGCAATAAGGTTTAAAAACTCCTTTTATACAAGTTTGGTCTTGTATATTTTTAGGCATTGGATAATAAATTGTACCTAAAACTCTTATATAAACTAATTCCATAATATTATTTTAACCAGTTATCAATTTGTTTTTTAGCTTTCTCAATAGTTTTAAAATCTTTAGTCAAATTACTTGAGTAGTTAGAATAATAAGCAGTAAAAATTCCGTTTGTACCTTCTATTATTGTTCTGTTTCTGTAAATAAATTCGTTTTTCATAATCTTTGTTTTTTTGTTTTTGTTAATAATTATATGCAAATATAGTAATTATTTTTAATTACCAAACTATTAAGCAAAAAAAACCGCTAAAATTAATTAACGGTCTTAAAACAAAACAAAATAAAACACTAGATTTCTGAAAGCCAAATCTTTAAAACATCAATACTTTTTTCTATTTCTTGTTTAAGCGGGTCTTTTTTTCCGCCTCTTTCTAATCTCTTGACAACGTCGAAAGTATAACTGTTCCAGTTACGCTCGTTAGCTACTTTATACAAAGAACCTTTGTCGTTGTTGTAGTGTGGTTGTGGATTAAACACTTCGTTTTCTTTTGACATAATTTTTCCCGCTTTTTGTTATTTACCTCCGAAAGCCTTGAACAAATATACTAAATTATCTTGTTAACTTATGAGCAAAAGCCTTAATAATTAAATCAGTAGGAATGTATTTAACGATTAACCTTAACCATCTTCCCGCATTAGTTGTTGCAGGACTTTCGCTGTAAGTTTTTGCAGCGTGTTTAACTAATAAATTAATTTGTTCTTTTTCCATTTTGTTTAAATTTTTGGATACGTAATCCCGTTATCATTAATAATTATTCCTTTATCAAATCTGCTTTTAAGCGTTTTCCAATCAAAACCGAAGTTCTTTTCAAAATGTGGTTTATCTTTAAAAGACTTCCAATCTCCTCCCCATTCGTAACCTCTGCTTTTAAAATAACTTACAACCTTATCCCAATGCTCGTCAATAGTCCAAGAAGCAGTTTCAAAAGTGCCATCTCCATTTTTATCGTATAAAAGTACAATATCAAAAGCTAAACCGTAATTATGAATTGATTGCCACGAATCAGCGTTAGTTACTTTTGGTTTTTTTAAAAATAATTCGTGTTGCTCTTGTGGGCTTCTAAATACATAGCTAAAACGAAGCCTAACGTGTTTAGGTAGTAAATTATTACATTCGTTATAATATACGCTTAATTCCTCTCTAATCTTCGGATGCGCCTTTTTAATTCTTTCAACTGTTATCTTGTCCATCTTTTATCTCGTTTCTGATTTCTTTACCAAATATAATTAATTTTTTGAACTCTTTAACGAATCGCTTACCCGTAATTTTATAAAAATTCTCGTCTATAGAATTAAGTTCTAACCATATCAAACCAACGCTTAAAATTTTAGTAATTAGCAAAGGTATTCCGATTATCAATTTAACGAATTCGCCTAACAAATTTACCTCTAAAACGTAAATTATAATTAAACAAATGTTATAAGATAGAAATTTTAAAACCAATCTTTTAACAAAAGTCGGACAAAATTGCTTATTCTTAAATGAGTTTATAATCTCGAGTAAAGCGTCTGCAACTATAAACGTGCAAACGGTAGCCATTAACGGATAAATAGGAGCGATGAAAGCTAATGCTATTCCCATAAATGTAATCGGCTCTATTTTCTTAATTGGTATTGTCATAATGCAAAATTTAAAAAAATTCATTAATAATTGGATTATAGTTAATTAAAGGCAAATCTTTAACCCATTTAAATAATTCGTTTGTGCATCCGTTTATTTCCTCAATAGATATAAACCAATTATTATCGGCATCTAAAGAAGGGTTAAAAAATTGTAAACCGTCATAAGTTTGACCGTTTAAAATGTCTTTTTGTTCTATTGTTAATTTATATACTTCCATTATACTTGACGAGATAAACTTGTGTTGAAATTTTGTACTGCTGTGTAAAAGTTAGATGATTCCGTATCTGTTAAACCGTCTCCGATTGAAGCAAAGGCGCATTCTCTATTGGAATACAATTGTGGTGTGCTTGGTTGTGCGTTATAAGCCCCTAAATAAATTGGCCCCGTCCCTAAACTATTGGTAATGGTTGTTGTATTAGACGCGTTTATAATACCATTTTTATAAGTTTTACGATTTGATGTGTTTAAAATATTTCCTACAAAAAAACCTCTTGCATCTACATTTGTACCATTTATTATGGCATAGTTAGAAGTGTTTCCACTCACATATTGAAACGTGTTCGTATATCCATAAAAACCACTTAACCTTATTCTAAATGCAGGGCTATAGTAACCATTAAAATCGCCTACACCCATCTCTATTGAATTAATAGGCGTAGGGTCAGTTCGACTATAAAAACTTATATGATGATTAGCATTTGTTAATGAACTTGACGGTGTTAACTTGGTATTAGCGTAAGTATTAACGCCATTTGTCAAGGCACCGTTAGAACTATGAGTCCAGCCTCCATTAAATACTAATCTAAAGGCAGCGTCAGAGTCAACAGGATTTTTTAAATTAAACTTGTGAGTAGTTGCAGTACCTCCTACCATAGGGTAAATAGCCTTCATTTTAGTCCATAAACCATAAGATTTAAAGTCTAATACTAAAGTGTTTATAGCATTTTGTTGCGTGCTATTTGTTATACCTGTAGCGGTTATAAATGCCTGAGCATCTGCATCAAAAGCAGTTGCAGGTGCTTTTTTCATCGAACTAATTAAACTGTAATACATTATGCTTCCTGATTTAATCCAACAACATCAAATTTTGTATCTGTTGCATTCCATATACAACCCAAATACAAAGTCTTACTTATTACGGTAGTTGTTGGCAAAGTTACACCTAACGCTCTATAATTAGTACCGTAAGCAATACTTCGAGCCGTTCCGTTATCTTTAATCCTAATCATTAAAGCCTGACCTTGCACCATTGTGCCTGTGGGGTTGGCTATCGTTAAACCCGCAGCCTGTGCCGTAATAACTACCAAATCATTAGCGCTCGTTGGTGTAACCGTTGCCGAACTTGCAACGGTTTGAGTATTGGCATTTAAGTCTAATTGATTTCTATTTATTTTTTTAGTTCCTATCATTATACAGGTATTTTTAAAATATTCATATTTAAATCACTTACTATTACGTTATTAACGCTTGAAGTATTACGAACGAATAACTCAATATAATCATTAGCAGTTAATTCAACTACGCATTGCGTACCTCCAAAAGAAGGAGTCGAACCTGCCGCACATAAAATGGTCATTTCGCTTTCGCTTATATTAGTTCCGTTTTTAGCGATTACTATATTAATAGTTTGAGTAGAAACAGAAGTCCTAACATTGCAATTTAATGTTACAAAAAAACTTTGAGTAAATGCGCCTGTATACGTTAACCGATTTGAACTTGGAGAAGTGAATTTCGAGTTTGCACTACTTGCCGTTGTTGTTCCTGCTGCTTTAAAATAAGAAGCCGTTCCTGTTATTGCAGTTGCAGTTGTATTGTCTAACATATGAAGGAAACCACGTGTAGAAGTATTGGTAATTCCTACGCAATTAGCAAATAAAGCCTTGTTTGAAGTCGCATCGAATCCGCTTACATAAGTACCGCCACCGCTAAAGTTGCACGTGTCTAAAATATATTTTTCATCGCCAACGGTTGCGCTCGTATTGAAATTTACGCCTGTTTCGCCTGATAAAACAACGAAAGAAGAATATATTATTCTTAATCGTCTTGAAACGGTACAAGTAGATAAAACACTAATTGCGGTCTTTGTACTTGCGCAATCAAAAAGACAGTTGCTAAATGCAATAGTCCCGATAGTACCATCAAAAATAAAACCGCCACTATTTAATAAAGCACTATCCCCTGCAACAAAGTTTGTGTAGTTTTTAATCGTTCCGCCACTTGCGCAATTTAGTAAATTTACCCCGAACCAATCTAAAGCCGTTGTAGTTCCATCGCCTTGTAAATCGAAAACGAGGTCGTGAGTGAAAGATATATTTCTTATCGGTAACGAATAAACTGAAGTAACCAAAGCCGTTGCAGCGCTTAAACCTGTTGAAGTTATTGAGCAATTTTCTGAAGACCAACCAACAATTACAGTATCTTGACCGCATACCAAACGAGAACCTAATAAATCGATGTGCTTTAAGAATAAATAGGTATAACCGCCTACCAATGTAATCACTCCACCACTTGCAGCGGGTAAATCTGTTAAATCATTAACCTCTACAAATTCAGCGTGGTTCGGTTCGTAATCAAAAGCGTCTATTTGTGCTTTAGTATAATAATCTAAAACACCACCTGCCGTTTCTGAATAAACAATATTAATTTTGTCGCCTGATTCTAAAGTGTCGGCAATTGTTAGCGTTGTAGTTACAAAAGAATATTGTGAACTATTTAATTCCTGACCATTTACAAATACCGCATAAATATATGAAGGTGTAGCCGACAAAGTAAAGTCTTGTGAACTTGTATAGCTAAATTCTTGTCTTGTTAATTGCACACCGCCTGAAAGCGTTTTATTTTTCCATAATAGACTCGATGTTTCATAAGTTAACACCTGATTGTTTAAAGGCGTATCAATTAAAACATTATGTAATTCATTTAACTCGTATCCGTTTTGGATAGCGTACAAAATACGACCGTTAACACTTTGCGCACGTGTTACGGTTCCGATAAATACTGCGTGATTTGGTTGCGTTGGTACGGTTGTAGTAACTAATCCATCCGTTGTGCTTAACCAAAGTTTATCGCCAATTACATAAGCCGAAGTATTTAAATTTCTAACCTCTCCGCTCGTTACTAAATATCCTGTCGCATCGTTTAAAACATCCTCAAATACTGCGCCTATTGTCTTTGAACTCGTTGCCTCTGTACTTGCATTTGCTTTTAAAACTTCAGGATAGGTAGAACTTGACGAACTCGATTTTAAATAAACTATTGTACCCTTTGTAATGGTTGTGCCTGATTTATTTATGAATTGTACAATCTCTTTTTTAGCTGAATCAACTATTCCGTCGTCATCTGTATCGTAAACCGATTTAAGCATATCGCCACTTGTAGCTGTACTCGAAATAATCGGGTTTAAAGGGTCGGTATTGTCTACAG